GCGCCCTACTAATAAGACGCATTAAGAGAACATTACTCCCCTAAGTCACTCACAGAGACACTCAAAATACTGTGCGATTACTGATTCATGCTCAAAGTTGCCTGTATCAGCTTGAAGCTGCTCTGCGTCTTGGTCTTGAAACCATAGAGATTCTCCGGATTCGTTATGAGTGACATCATAAGCCCAGCCATTACCGTGGACTGTAACCGAGTATATGTTATTGATTGTGTTGAATGTCATAATGTATTCCTATGTTGCTATGCTTTGCACCTTGCTTGGCATGGGTGAATTGTAGCACTCTCGTGCAACGTGTCAAGAACTATTTGCTAGGTGTTTACCCTAAGCCTAAAGTGCTTTAAGTATGCTAACGATTTCTTCGAGGTGAGTCAATGATGTAGGAATGCACGGCTTACTTCTCAAAGCATCACTGGAAGCCTTTTCTATTTGTTCTTTAGTGAATTGAGCAATAAATACCCCTGCATCTGTAGTGCGTTTGTCAATTGAATTAAAGACCGAGGTCATATTGATAGTGTTCATGGTGTTTCCTAGTTAGTAGCCTTGCACTATTGCTTGGCATGACTAAATTATAGCGATTTTCTCATTGCTGTCAAGCTAAATTTTTCTATTGCTTTAGACAAACCCATAGCTTTTTCCTAAGACAGAAATGCCCTAAACCAGCAGCAACATTCGTGCCAACAAAGCCCATAACATTTCATATTGTGGGGATTCGACAATCTATTTCTTTTCATACCAATACCCATGCACCATGCGTTTTTGCATTATAGGCCGTTCTGTGGCTTGGCATGGAAATTGATTGGCACGGATATTGCCTATGCTGCCAGCTATGCTGCGCTGCAACAATGCACTGGTGTATGGAGGTCTTAGGGAAAACCCCTAGATAGACAATGGCTATCGATTTAGTACCCTTGATAGGCTGCATCATCGCCCCTCACCTTAGTGACTTCAGAGTCATTAACAGATGCTAATGAGAATCATTCTCATCTACTCATTAGCTATGCTGATATATACCATGATAGATACCATAGTAGCGACCAAGCAGGACAGATAGTGACTCATCAGTCTAGATAGTGACTCATCAGTCTACATAGTTATGTTAATAGGGGGGAGGGGTGAGCTTGGTGTGAAATCTTTACAGGAGCTTCATAGCCATATAAAAAAGACAAAAGAGCAATAAAAAAGGAGGATAAGTAGAGACCTATAAAGAACTGTTAAGCCCTTGATTTCATTAAAGAAAAGACCAAAAGGACATAGTTGTGCAAAATGCGCTCCTGAAAGGGAACATTAAAGGCTTGAAGAAGCTAGAACATCGCATTAATATCCCTGTAGTTTAGTCAACTATAGTAGAAATAGCTTGACATTTAGGCAAAAGTGTGGTATAATATACGTAATAGAAAAAACTAAGAAGCTAACTAAGACGTTTAAAGCCATCTATGATGGCTTTAAAGAAATGGTTTTTATTGTTTGTAAATAACAATAACTTTAATGTCATCATAGTAGCTTCATAGAGCAAACGTCTCCGAAAAGGATAAAGACACATGGAACAACCAAAAGGGATAGTCGCTAAAACAAGGGGCAAAGGTCGTCCACCTAAAGCCGACCTCATAGCCGTTAAAGAGAGAAACAAAGGGAAGATTGGTCGTCCTGTTGGTGATGCTGGTCGCATCCAAGAGTTTAAGGAAAGGCTCCTAGCAACAGGTGGAACCCGCATAATTGACAAGGTAATTAGCATTGCTATGAACGATGAGCACCCGGGACAGATGGCAGCTCTGCGTATGTCGTTAGACCGTATGCTCCCTATGAGTTTGTTTGAAGCCTCTAAGAACGCAGGAAGCACCCCTCAAATATCAATTAACATAACTGGGTTGACATCCCCCACAGTGAGCACAGAGGATGTGATAGACGTATGACAGAACTAAACTTCTCGCTACTCAAGTGGCAGCAGCAGGTCTTTAAGAGCGATAAGCGGTTTAAAATTGTAGCTGCTGGTCGTCGGTGTGGTAAGAGCAGGTTGTCAGCCGTAACGCTGCTTATAGAGGCTCTGAACTGCCCCGAGGGGAGTGCAGTGATGTACATTGCACCAACAATCGGTCAAGCAAGAACGATTATTTGGGACTTGCTACATGACCTTGGTCGCCAAGTGATTAAGAGCAGCCACGTAAACAACCTCGAAATCACCCTGATAAATGGTCGTAAAATTCTAGTAAGGGGAGCTGACAATCCCGATAGTTTACGAGGCGTGTCTCTAACATATGCAGTGCTAGACGAATGTGCCTTTATTAAGGCTGATGTCTGGGAGAAAATTGTACGAGCTTCTCTGTCCGATAAGAAGGGACGAGCTATGTTCATTTCCACTCCTAGCGGACGCAATTGGTTCTATGATGTCTACAAGCTCGGACGAGATGAGACAGACGAAGAATGGAAAAGCTGGCACTTCACCACTGAGGACAATGAAACCATTGACCCAAAGGAAATTGAAGCAGCTAAACGCACACTAAGCTCCTTTGCCTTCAAGCAGGAATACTTAAGCTCCTTCGATACAGCAGGAAGTGACATATTCAAGGAAAGCTGGTTTAAGACAGCTCCAGAGCCTAAAGAAGGTTCTTATGTCATGGCCTTTGACCTTGCTGGTTTTGAAGCTGTCAGTGCCGCCAAGAAGAAGCATTTAGACAGCACTGCCATTGCAATTGTCAAGGTGACGGACAACGGTGAATGGTGGGTACGCAAGATTGAGAGTGGTCGTTGGGACATCAAGGACACGGCTACAAGGCTCCTAAAGAACATAAAGGAGTATCAACCTGTTGCTGTGGGCTGTGAACGGGGAATGGCTAGGAATGCTGTCCTCCCCTACCTAACAGACTTCATGCGTAAATATAACACCTACGCACACATCCACGAACTCACACACGGAAATAAGAATAAAACAGACAGGGTGGTTTGGTCGTTACAGGGACGAATGGAACACGGCAAGGTGTCCTTTAACGAAGACGAGCAATGGGACGAGTTCAAAGACCAGCTCATTATGTTCCCCACAGCAGGGGTACACGATGACCTTGTTGATGCTCTTTCTTACGTTGACCAACTCGCCATGAGCACTTATCAACAAGACTACGATGATGACGATGGACAGGAAGTCCTAGATATTGTCTCGGGCTGGTAACACAAGGAAACACATGGAAAACAATAAATCAGACGCTCCCGATTGGGAAGAAGAGAGCGAAGACGACAAAGAGCTAGTTAAATGGGTGGTCGACCACACAGACCGTTGGCGTGACTATCGGGATGAGAACTTCTTGGATATGTGGCTAAGTTACGAGAGAATTTTCCGTGGTCAATGGGCTTCAGAAGACAAAACTCGTGAGAGCGAACGCAGCCGAATCATATCACCCGCCACCCAACAGGCTGTAGAGACCCGTCATGCTGAGATTATTGAGGCTATTTTCGGTCAAGGAGAGTTTTTCGACATTACGGACAACCTCAAGGACGTAGATGGCAACCCAATGGACGTTGAAGCCCTTAAGCTACAGCTTATGGAAGACTTCAAGAAGGACAAAATCAAGAAAAGCATTGACCACATCGAGCTAATGGCTGAAATCTACGGAACAGGCATTGGTGAAATTGTTGTTCGTGAGGTGACAGAGCTAAAACCCTCCACACAGCCCATTCCCGGCTCTCCCGGCACGGCTGCTATTGGTGTAGAGGAAGGAAAGCGTACAAGCGTGTTCCTAAAGCCTGTAAACCCCAAGAACTTCCTTATTGACGCTAATGCAGACAGCATTGATGACGCAATGGGGTGTGCAATTGAGAAATATGTCTCCATCCATAAAATTGTAGAGAACATGGAGAAGGGCATCTATCGTAAAGTGGACATTGGAACCACATACGACGACAGTGATTTAGAGCCAACACAACAGCTCAAAAACTTCGAAGATGACAAAGTGAAGGTACTAACCTATTATGGCTTGGTTCCTAAAGAATATCTGGAGGGTCTTGAAGAAGGTGGGGCAGAGGTTGTTGACCTATTCCCTGAAGACAGCGTGGCTGATGATTATAGTGCTCTCGTTGAGGCTATCATTGTCATTGCTAACGACTCTCTGCTCTTAAAGGCAGAAGCAAGTCCTTACATGATGAAAGACCGCCCCATCATTGCATATCAGGACGACACAGTGCCGGGAGCCTTCTATGGCAGAGGTACAGTGGAGAAGGCCTACAATATGCAGAAGGCTATTGACGGGATGCTACGGGCCAATATGGACTCTGTAGCCCTTACAACAGCCCCTATGATGGGTATGGACGCTACAAGGCTTCCACGAGGTGCTAAGTTCGAGATTAAGCCCGGTAAGAGCTTCTTGACCAACGGCCCTCCTGCTGACATCTTGTTCCCCTTCCATTTCGGACAAACAACACAAGACGCACCAGCAGCAGCTCAAAACTTCGAGCGTATGTTGCTACAAGCTACAGGGACAGTGGACAGCGCAGGGCTTCCTTCGGCTATGCCTCGTGAGGGCGGGTCGCAGGGAATGTCTATGGCAATGGCTGGAATCATCAAGAAGTACAAGCGTACCTTGGTGAACTTCCAAGAAGACTTTATGATACCTTTTATCTATAAAGCAAGCTACCGCTATATGCAGTTTGACCCTGAGCGTTACCCTTCAGTGGATGTAACGTTCACACCAACAGCAACCCTTGGCATCTTGGCTAAAGAGTTTGAACAGCAGCAGATGATTGGTCTCCTACAAACACTAGGCCCAGACACTCCTGTTCTTCCTGTCCTCCTTAAAGGCATCTTGTCTAACAGCAGCTTGTCCAACAGAGCAGAACTCATTTCCACCTTGGAGAAGATGTCTCAGCCTAACCCAGAGCAGAAACAGCAGCAGAAAGAGGCAGCAGCAGCTCAGGCAAGCCTTGTACAAGCCCAAATTGCTGATACACAGGCATCCGCAATGGTTAAGCAAGCAGAAGCTCAGAAAACGCAGGTAGAGGCTCAAATTGCCCCTGATGTCGCTAAAGCCAAGCTCATTGCAGCGTTGTCTACCAACTTGGACAATGACAATGAGACCAAGGACTTTGAGCGTAGGATTAAGCTGGCTGACTTGTCGTTGAAAGAGAAAGAAATCAACAGCAACGAGA